AAAGTAAAAAAAAATATGCAAGAATTAGCTAGAATGATTATTAATTCTGCTCCTTCTAAAAAAGTAGTTAGTCAGATAAATAAAGTTTTTCCAGATATAGAAGTAGAAAATATTACTAATGCGACATTATTATTAAGTAAAGTTTTTGAGAAAGCTGTTAATGATAAAGATATAAAAGCCTTTGAAGTGTTTAGAGATACTGCTGGCTATAAACCAGTAGATAAGAGTAGTATTACAGATGCAGAGGGAAACACCATGGAAGCGCCTATGATAGTAATAAATCCAGTAACCCCGAAAAGTAAAAAAGATTAAATATAGCTTTACACTATAATATAAACTATATATAATTGTTATATAACTTAATTAAACAATAAAATGAAAAAAGAAATAATAGATTTGTCATACGGACATTTAGAAGGCGTTTTTGATATTGAAGAATATTGTAATGATAATAATATAAATATATTAAATGTTATAGAGCTAAGCCTAGATAATAATGGGCTTTCTGATATTAAAAATTTACACAAAGCGAAAAATTTAGTAAGTGTTGTTTGTTCTAATAATAATATTAAAGAGCTTAAGGGCATAGATAATATAATAAATTTACAAGAAATAATAACAGATGATTTTGTTAAAATATGTTAAATAATGTGAAAAAAGCAATTTTCCCATATGGGAGAAATGGTTTATAGATTTAAAAATATAATTATTTAAGGAGGTTATTATATGTCAGAAAAAATAGATTTAATGAATCAATCGTTAAGGGGTTTACATCTTTTATTAGATTATTGCAGAACCAAAGAATTAACGCCTAGCAGATATATAGAGATAAGTGAAATAAATAAGGACTGGTTTAATTGTAACAAGCAATATATTAATTTAGAAAGCTTAAGCGAAGATCAACAAAAAAGTAGAGATAAAATAATAAAAAAGTTGCAAAAAACTTAAAAACTTCTTTACATTATAATGTTGATTGTGTTATTATAAGGTATAACTTAATTTATAATAAAATGAAAAGATATTTGGTAATTTTTGATGAAAGACAAGATGATGAAGTGGTGTCATTTAATAAATTAGATGAAGCTTTAGATTACATAAGAAGGTTTTTTATGGATCATTATCATGTTGATTATATACAGTTTGTATTGGCTATTGATGAATATGGTGAGACTTATGTTGAATATAATAATGAAGACTTAGTTGAAATGCACACAGTAGATCATGAGCAAGACGAAAGAGAGAGATATTATGCAAGTGTTTTATAGCATAATGGATATTTTAAGATTAATGCGAATGTTATTCAAAGAGCATTGGCATTTAATTTTATTTATTATAATTTGCATATATTCCACCAATATAACTATGAAAATAGAACAAAATTTAAATAATAAAACAAAGGTTTATCAAGATGAATAATAAAAAAATAGATATTAGCTATAAGGATATTGAGGGAAAGTTTAATATAATGCAATATTGTGTAGATAACAGCATAAATATAAAAGAGGTTACTTCTTTATATTGTGAATACAATCAAATAGAAGAAATAGAAGGGTTAGACCAATTAGAAAATTTAAAATATTTGCATTGTCAAAAAAACAAAATCAAAAGTTTAAAAGGTTTGAATAAATTAGTTAATTTATGTGGTTTAAATTGCTCTAAAAACAAAATAACAGAATTAAAGGCTTTAGCTAGCTTAACCAATTTAAAGTCCATATCATATAGTTATAACAAAATAGAAGATATAGACATTTTAGATAATTTAGAAAGCTTGCAAGAGGTAAACGGAAAAGTTTATAAAAGGAAAAAGAGAAAGCAAAATAAATAGCTAAAGTAAAGAAATGATAAGCTGGTATTAACCAATAACATTAAGGTGAAAACAAAATGATTGAAGGTATGCTAATAATAGGGGTTACAATGGCAATTTTATCAATAGTAGCTGGCCAATAAATAGTTTATTTACAATATTAAATATAGGTTTATAATAATATTTAGTTCTCATCATGTAATTAATATTATTTATAAGGCAAAGGGGGGCTTTCTTCTCATGTGTTACCATATACTTATCCCCCTTTAGCTTTAATAGAATAAATAATTAGTATAAGATGGACAAATGAAAAAAAAATTAATTGAACATTTAACAATAAATATTTTAAACAATATAAAGGCTAAGTTACCAAAAGACGATGACTTTGTAAGAATGGAAGAATTATTTGATAGCGAAGTTGGCTATATGTTAGTAACCGAAGAGCTAAAAAAACAATGGGAGATATTACAGAAACTTAATATTAAATTAATAACATGGGTAAATAAAGGGTGCGCTGGAGAGATTGTAGAATCACCAGGAAAAGGCGATTTAATAAAAAGATTTTATACATTGAATAAACAATTTAGTTTTTATAATTAAACAATAATCAAGGAAATAAAGTATTTACATTATAATATAAATTATATATAGTGATTATATAACTCTTCAATATATAAAATGATACCTTTTAGAATAACAAAACTTACTAAAACAGCTAAATTACCTACTAAAGAAAATGAAGGGGATTTGTGGGATTTATACGCAAATGATTTTTGTATAGAGCATTTAAAAGACCGCAATGAGACTATGTTTAAATCTATTGGAGAAAGTCATATAGATTTAGCTCCTATGGGTAGAGTATTGGTTAAAACTGGCATTAGTCTTGAGTTACCTATTCAATATTCAATATTGCCTTGCGGTAGAGATAAAGCAACTACACAATGGTTTTATATAGAAGCAGATAATGCTATGGATAGATTACCAGAAGCATATGCAGTTGCAGATATAAGACCAAGAAGCGGTTTGGCATTGAAACATGGAATCACAGTTTTAAACAGCCCAGGAACGATAGACAATAGCTATAGAAAAGAAATAGGGGTAATACTCTATAATGCAGGACACGAGGCTTACACAATAACCAAAGGAGACAAAATAGCGCAAATGCTTATTAGACCCCTTTATTCAAGCCAAATGGAAGAGATAGAAACCATTGAAGACACTGGAAGAGGTGGTTATGGCTCAACTGGTAAATAGTTGATAGGAAAGTAAAATGAAAGTATTATCATTGTTTGATGGGATATCAGCTTTACAGTTCCAGTCATAAAACATATATTAAAATCAATAAGCATAGCATAATCATAAAAAACCATTTGCAAAAACTAAATTATACTATAATATAAATAATGATTTTTCATTACGGCGGGGGCTTTTAGAAATATTAGCCCCTTTTATATAGTTATTATATGAGCTTACAAATAAATTTAGAATTACCAGAAAAAGCTTATTTTTTACTTACTACAAAAAGCAGATACAAAGTAATATATGGCGGCAGAGGAAGCGCTAAAAGTTGGAGCATAGCAAGGGCATTATTGGTTTTGGCGTTAAATAACAAAATTAGAATATTATGCACAAGAGAGTTGCAGACATCAATAAGAGATTCAGTACATAAATTATTAAAAGATCAAATTTCCAATTTAGGTTTAGATAATTTTTTTTATGTTACTAAGGAATCAATAAGAGCTAGCAATGGGAGTGAGTTTTTATTTAAAGGTATGAAAAACAATGTACAAGAAATTAAATCATTAGAGGGCATAGATATTTGCTGGGTAGAGGAAGCAGCTAGAATGAGTATTGAAAGTTGGGAAATATTAACTCCTACTATCAGAAAAGAAAATAGTGAAATATGGGCTTCATTTAATCCAGAAAGTGTAGATGATCTAACATATAAAAAATTTATCTTACAAAAGCCTGATAATGCTATAGTAGAGAAAATAAATTATTGCGATAATCCCTGGTTCAATAATCCATTACTAGACGAAATGGAATATGATAAAAAAAATAATCCTGACTTATATGAACATAAATGGCTGGGGAGTCCTATTGTGTTAAATGATGCGCAAATATTTAATAAAAAATATGAAGTGATAGACTTTGAAACGCCTAATATTAAAGACATAAAAGAAAATAGATTTTTTTATGGCGCAGATTGGGGCTTTGCTCAAGACCCTACTGTATTAATTAGATGTTTTATACAAGGCAAAATTTTATATATAGATCAAGAGGTTTGTCAAATAGGCGTTGAAATATTAAAATTACCAGAATTATTTAATAAGATAGATGGAAGTAAGGACGGTTTAATATATGGTGATAGTTCAAGACCAGATATAATATCATATTTAAGAGGCGAAGGCTACAATATAAATCCAGCAGACAAGGGCGATGGATCAGTAAAAGCAGGAATTGATTATATAAGAGACTTTGAAAAAGTAATAATTCATTCAAGATGTAAAAATACAGTAGATGAATTTAAGTTTTATTCTTATAAAGTAGATAGAGTCACTGGCGAGATTTTACCAAAAATAATTGATAAATACAATCATTGTGTAGATTCAATAAGGTATGCCCTTTGCAAATATATTAAAAGAAAAGGAGAAATAGCAGTATTTAGTTTTTAAAATGGATAAAATAAAAAAAATATTAAAACAATTAAATAAGTATGATTTTAATAATATTTTAGATAATATTATAATGATTCACTTCTTAACATTGATTTTTATAGGAATGTATAATATCTTAGATAGTTATAATAACTTTTCATTGTTAAGTGCAAGTATGTTTACAGCTTTTTCAATGTTATTTTATATTTATGTGAGTAGGAAATAAGATGTTTAAACAAATAACTAAAACAGTAGATCTTGAAACAAAATCATATCAGGCTAATGATTTATCATTATTAATGTTGGGTATTTACGGAGATCAAAACAAAGTGGATTTAAACAGATTTATTTCATATTATTATAAAAGTAGTCCTTTATTTACAGCAGTAAAATTAATAGCAGATAATATTAATAATATAGATTTTGTTTTAAAGGATAATAACAAAGAAGAGTTTATTTATCAGCACAAAATATTACAGTTAATAAAAAAGCCTAACCCATTCACTGGCAAAAGTTTATTTATCGAATCTATATTAAATAACTTTTTATTAACTGGTGATGCTTTTATTGAAGTTATAGGTAATAACGAGCCAGTAGAACTAAATATAATACCTAGCCAGCATGTAACTATTATAGCCTC